AGAAAATGGCAGACATTCCAACAAATGTTGCAAACAAATTGGAGAACGTGTTGCACCTTGTTGCTAATAGGAAATAATTATGCCATACAAACGTAACTATCAAAAAGAAAACGAGTATAAAAGCAAGCCAGATCAAATCAAGAAACGTGTAATGCGGAATGCAGCGCGTCGTAAACTTGAGCGAGAAGGGCTTGTTTCTAAAGGTGATGGCACCCATGTTGACCATAAGAAACCACTGAGCAAAGGTGGCAGCAATGCACGTTCTAACCTACGTGTACGTTCTGCAAGTGCAAATTCTTCGTATCAACGAAAATCAGACGGAAGTATGAAGTACAAAAGTCAAAAATAAAGGGATAAAATGGCAAAGCTGACCGAGCTTGACTTAAAACATCTAAGAGAAGAAGCAGAAAGTTCTTTGCTTTCTTTTATTAAAATTGTTAGTCCACACCGAGTATTAGGTGCTGTTCACGAAGAATTATGTTCTTGGTGGCAAAGGCATGATGCAAAAGATAATCAATTAGTGTTGCTTCCACGCGATCACCAGAAGAGTGCAATGATTGCATATCGTGTTGCGTGGTGGATTACCAAACACCCTGAAACTACAATTTTATATATTTCAGCCACAGCAAATCTTGCCGAAAAGCAGCTAAAGGCTATTAAAGATATTCTCACTTCCGACATTTATAAAACTCTTTGGCCTAACATGGTTAATGAGGATATTGGAAAAAGAGAACGTTGGTCAATGGACGAAATTTCTGTTGACCATCCCCGACGAAAAGCAGAAGGTACGCGGGATGCAACAGTTAAGGCGGCAGGTATAACGACTAATACAACAGGGCTACATTGTAACGTAGCAGTGCTGGATGACGTTGTTGTTCCTGATAATGCGTACACCGACACTGGTAGGCAAGCAGTGCGGGCAGCTTACTCACAACTTGCTTCGATTCAGACCACAGGTGCTAAAGAATGGGTGGTTGGTACTCGTTACCATCCTGCCGATCTTTATAAAGACCTGATGGACATGGTAGAAGTTACTTGGGATGACGACACAGACGAAGAGATTGAAACGCCTGTGTACGAAACTTTTGAGAGAGTTGTTGAGAAGAATGGGGAGTTTCTATGGCCTAAACAACGTAGGCCAGATGGTAAGGTATTCGGGTTTGACGACCGGGAGCTTGCTCGTAAAAAAGCGAAATATCTCGATAAGGGACAATTTTACGCACAATACTATAACAACCCAAACAACTCAGAAGATAATCTGATTGATAAAGGGAGGTTTCAGTATTATGACAGGGATAAAATTTCTTGTGTTTCTGGTTCTTGGTTTATTGGGAATGAAAACATTTCGGTTTATGCAGCTATGGACTTCGCATTTAGTCTTAGTGATAAGTCAGATTATACGGTAATTATTGTCATCGGTGTTGACGAAAACAATAACTACTATATCCTTGACATAGACAGATTCAAGACAAATTCCATTTCTTTTATGTATGACAAAGCAGAGAGGTCATATAGGAAGTGGAGATTCAAGAAAATGCGTTGTGAAGTTGTAGCAGCACAAAAGATGATTGTGCAACAGTTTAAAGAATACATGCGAGGACAAGATATTTCTTTCACCATTGATGAGTTTAATCCTCCAAAGACAATGAAGAAAGAAGAGCGTATTGCTTCTGTTCTTGAACCACGTTACAATAACAACCAGATTTGGCATTATAAAGGTGGGCATTGCCAAACACTAGAAGAAGAACTTGTATTAAATAAGCCAGAGCATGATGATGTTAAAGATGCTCTAGCGTCATGTATTGAAATTTGCAAACCATCTGTCTCTAATAAAAATTGGAAACGTTCAAGTAACGTCATTTTCAATTCTAGATGGGGTGGGGTTTCTAGGTAAAGGATTAAAATGAATGAAAGTCTGCAAGTAGAATCATTGGAACCTGATGCACTGGCAAATAAAATTGCTGATATGTGGGTTCGATGGGATGATAACCGAGCACAGTGGAAAGCAGATTGCCTAGAGCTTCGGCAATATCTATTTGCAACTGACACTCGTAAAACATCCAATTCCAAAAATAGCTGGAACAACAGTACAGTTACACCTAAACTAACACAAGTGCGGGACAATCTCCATGCAAACTACATGGCTGCATTGTTTCCTTCTGAAGATTGGTTTTACTGGGAAAGCACTGAGAAAACACCAGATGCTTTGCGTAAACGTGAAAGTATTGTTGCATACATGAAGCAGAAGTTGAAGGCCAGTAACTTTCAACTTCTTACTTCACAACTTGTTTATGATTATATTGACTTTGGTAATGTCTTTGTCACTTATGATTTTGTAAACGATATGGTTAAAAGCGAGAATGGATATACACAGAAGTATATTGGGCCAAAAGCCTATCGTGTAAATCCATACGATGTCGTGTTTAATCCTGTCTCAACAGACTTTAATAGCACGCCTCTTTTGCGGCGTATGCTAAAAAGTATTGGTGATTTGCAATATGATATTGACACAAAGCCAGCACTCGGGTACAATAAATCTGTAGTAAATAAAATTCTTGACTTTAGGCAAAGGATGGTTGCCGATGCTGAGTTTAAGAAAACAATTAGTTTGGAAATTGATGGCTTTGGAACTATTGATGAGTATATTAACTCTGATATGGTTGAGTTGATTGAGTTCTGGGGTGACTTGTATGACATTACAACTCGCAAACTAGAACGTAATTTGCAAATCACTGTTGTTGATCGTCGTTGGATTTTGGCTAAACGAACAAACCCTTTGTGGACAGGTGCAAAGCCTTTCTATCATTGTGGATGGAGACTCAAGCCAGACCACTTGTGGGCGCAAGGGCCGCTGGATCAACTGGTAGGTTTGCAATATCGAATTGACCATTTGGAAAACTTGAAAGCTGACGTATTTGATCAAATTAGTTACCCAGTTATTAAGGTGACTGGTAATACTGTTGAGCAATTTGAGTATGAACCGGGTGCAATTGTTTTCTGCGGTGATGAAGGAAACGTTGAGTTTATGCGCCCTGACGCAACTGCATTGCAAGCTGATTTGCAAATTGAACAGTTGATGAATCGAATGGAAGAACTTGCTGGCGCTCCTAAACAAGCGATGGGTATTCGTACTCCTGGCGAGAAAACAAAGTATGAAGTTCAGAGCTTGGACAATGCAGCGGGCCGTATTTTCCAGAGTAAAACTCAATGGTTTGAAAAGAATATCCTTGAACCTCTGTTGAATGGTATGCTTGCAGAGGCAGTTAGAAATTTCCAAGGTGTTGAGCAAATTAGAACTGTTGATCCTGACTTTAACGCTGAAATCTTTATTGAAGTGACAAAGGAGGATTTAATTGCTAACGGAAAGCTATATCCTGTTGGCGCTCGTCATTTTGCAGAGCAGGCTAAGTTTGTTCAAGAACTGGCTCAGACAGTTCAAACTGTTCAAGCAATTCCGACAGTAGCCGCACATATTAGTGGTAAAGCAATTGCTAAGGCTCTTGAAGAGAATCTAGGATGGATGCGATATGGCATTGTTAAAGACAATGTAGCCATTATGGAACAACAAGAAACACAGCAACTTATTAACCAAGCACAAGAGGAAATGGCAGCACAAGCGGCTGTCAGTATGAGTGACCAAGTGCCACCAGAAGCGCAAGGATTTTAATTGAACACCCTTCTCTATAAAAACAAACCTTCTGATTGTGAGGATTTTAACCAGTTGTGGAAAAACGCTGGTTACACTCTACGTCCTCTCTACAAAACTTTAATCCAACTTCGTGAAGAGTTGAACAAGATCAAAACAGAAGATTTTGATTGTCCAAATCATTACGCGAAGTTGGCTTATCAAGGCGGTCAGGCGAAAGCGTATGACCTTATTCTATCGTTACTGCCTGACACGGCAAAGGATTAAACAGTGACCACTGAAACTATTTTTAAGGAAGGCCAAGACCAAGGCCAGCAAACCCCTCCAACGACACAAGGTAGTGGGGAAATCGTAGGTGCCCTCGTAGGTGATGGGCAAAAATACAAAACTGTTGATGAACTGGCAAAAGCCTATCTTCACGCAGATACTTTTATTCAACAATTGAAAGAAGAGAATCAAAAGTATCGTGAGCAAGCTATGGCAGCTAAGAGCATTGATGAGGTTTTGGAACGTATTGAACAATCGCAGCGAGTTCAACAGACTACCCCTGTTGAGCCTGAAAAAGTTGACATTTCTGCGCTTGTTGAACAAACGTTAACGCAACGTGAAGCAAAGAAAATTCAAGAAGCAAATCTTCTTGAAGCAGATCGGCTGATGAAAGAACGGCATGGAGAACGTGCTATTGAACTGTTTAAGAGTAAGGCCAATACTCAAGAACTTCAAAAGCTGTATATGGACTTGGCTGCACGTAGCCCGCAAGATTTTGTAGCTTTGTTTGGTGAGTCTCAACCGATTGGTAATGCAATGCAGAGTGGCGCAAGTGTCAACTCTGTAAACATTCAATCTCATGGTACAAACCGAGAAAACATTGAAGGCACTAAAGAATGGTTTAGTAAGCTGCGGCGTGAAAAGCCACAGCAATTCTATTCATCTGCAATGCAAGTTCGTTTTAGCAAAGCTGCAACAGAAAACCCCAAACTTTATTTCGGTTAAGGAGAAAATTAAATGGCAAGTTTTGATTATGGTAAGGTGAATGAACATCTGGTACGTACTGAACAGTGGACTTCCTACCTCAAGGAAGTTCTGGAAGAAGACTTGATGGCTAAAGGCTATGTGCGTCAACTGGATGGCTTTACGGATGGCAACCAACTGACGATTCCCTCTGTCGGTGAAATGCCGATGCGTAACGTGGCAGAAGATTCTCCTGCCGTGTACGATGCTGCTGACACTGGTGAATTCACTTTCACGATTGACCACTACGTTGAGTCTGCATTCTTCATGACGGATCGCGCCAAGCAGGATAGCTACTACGCTTCGCAACTGCTGGCTATGATTCCTGAGAAGATGCGTCGTGCTTTGGACGAAGATTACGAAAGCAAGGTGTGGAGCCTGGGCAACACCCAAACGTTGAACGATGCTAACAGCATCAATGGCGCTGCTCACCGCTTTGTTGCTTCTGGCGACTCTAACACCAACCTGTCTCTGGAAGACTTTGCCAAGGCTAAGTTTGCTTTGGACAAGGCTTCTGCAATGGGTGCTCGTATCGCTGTGATTGACCCCTCGCAAGAGTTTGTGTTCAACAAGCTGATTGGCGCTCAAGGCTTCATTAACAACCCGCAATTTGAAGGTGTTGTGGTGTCTGGCCTGACTGGCAATGCTCCGAAGTTCATTCGTAACTTCATGGGCTTTGACGTGTACGTGTCGAACTTCCTTGGAA